GAATGGATTGGTACTATTGCAGCCAGTGAAGGATCATATCGTATTTACTCAGATCATTGATGTTGATTCTGGAGATATGGTTGAGTCTTGGATGCAGTTGCCTGACATCAGTGATCCTCAGAAGTTGGGTAGTGCTATATCCTATTTTCGTAGGTACACATTGAGCAGTTTGATGTCCATCTCCACAACGGATGATGATGATGGTAATTCAGCAACAACAAGTGTGAAGGCTGCCAATCCATCGCTGTCAGAGGAGCAATTCAAGAAGGCTCTTGATGCTATTGCTAAAGGTAAGTACACTGTTGAGCAGCTCAAGGCAAGTTATTCACTAACAAAAGAACAGGAGGCTAAATTATGAAATGGAGACCATCATCATTAGGTAAGCTGATGACTCAGCCAAAAGCAAAGTCAGAGATATTATCTGAGACCGCTAAGAGCTACATTAAGACAAAAGCAAAAGAGGATTACTTTGGTTATTCAACTCACATTCAAACAAAGCCAATGCTTAAGGGTACTGACTGGGAAGAGGAGTCAATTGCTCTGGTTAATCAAGTGAGAGGTACATTCTATGTCAAGAATAAAGAGAGATATGAGAATGAATTTCTAACTGGAGAGCCTGATATTATCCTGGATAATTCAATCATCGATATCAAGACATCTTGGTCCTTGGATACTTGGCCAGCAACTCCAGAGGAAGGAGTTAACAAAGATTACGAATGGCAAATCAGAGGGTATCTTTGGTTGTTGAATAAGCCAGTTGGATATCTAATCTATTGCATGATTGATACTGATGATGTCTTGCTTGGTGACTGGGACAATAGATTCATTCACAAAGTATCTCATATTGATCCAAGGAAGAGAATCACTGTTCTGGAGTATCAAAGGAATACAATCAATGAGGAGATGATGGTTGAGAAGTTGACTGCTGCAACTGAGTATTATAATGAGTATATTGAACAATTAACAAATAAGTAAGATGAGTAATTTAAAGCTAAAAGGCAAACTGATAGTAAAGTCAGAGCCAAGACAAATCTCTGAGAAGTTCAGAGTAATGGATTTCGTAATAGAAACACAAGACGAGAAGTATCCTCAGTCAATCCAGTTCCAGATTCTTAATGATAGAATCGCTGAGATGGACAAGTATTCAATTGGTGAAGAGCTTGAGGTATCATTCGATGTAAGAGGTAGAGAGTATTCTGGCAAGTATTACAACAGTCTGAATGCTTATAAAATTGAATCAAGTTTATTCTAATGCTTAAGTATTTCCTTTGGTTTTTAATCCTGTCCCTGATTGTTTCGGGGATAGGTTTATTTTATTACACTATTTATCTGTATTTCAGTACAATAGGATTAGTTGTATTTATATTACTGGCTGCATTCTGGTTGGTTGTAATTTCAAGAAGATGAAGACATTAAACATTTACCTTAATCTTGATGAGACAATCAAGGACTTTATGCTCAGAGAGACTAAGTCAAGAGTCAGTAATAGATATAAACAGATTCACATTGCTGAAGATATGGGAGTGAATACAACTCAGTTGTGGCGTTTCATGAAAGGTGATAAAGTTTCTGAAGACTTTTACATAAAGTGGTTTAATTGGTATCTTAAAAATCAATAATTTTACATGTGCAATTCTGGAAGACTGAAGCTTATCTCATCGCAAACAAGATCACTGGAGGCAATCCAATATCAAAGGACTTGGTCAGCCATGTCTATCTATTGGTATATGAACTCAGCATCCAGTCAGAAGACTTACCAAGAGTCTTTGCAAGATACGCATACAATCAATACAACTGGAGAGACTCATCGTTCAACAAGCTTTTTAAGTCACATGAAGAGCTTCCAGAACTCAACCTTAAATCTGAGGATGAATACGAAGTCTCAGAGGCTCAGAAACTATTGGATGACTATCTTCACCAATCTCCTTCAGACGATCAGAAGCTGTTCACTATGGAGATAACAAAGATGCATCTAATGGGAATGACTTACAGAGAAATTAGGAATGAGACTGGAATAAGTCTTGATACTATTCACTTAGCAATTAAACAATTTAAAAATGATTTATCTGATTATAATATTACTGCCAATAGGATTTGCGAGAGCTCTCCAGAGCTTTAATCTGCCTGATATCAAGCCATTCTCTTGCCAGAGCTGTCTATCTTTTTGGGTTGCTGTGATTGCTTCCTCGATTATTGACTGGCATCTGATTGGCTTGGCATTCATAACTTATCTATTATCTGACTTAATACTAATCTATGAAAGTAAGTAACGAACTACTGCAACAAGTTGAGAGGTATAATAAAATAAAATCATTCAGTCTCAATGCCGGAATGAAAAAAGAACTTAGTGATTGGTACAAGGCAATGGGATTTGGAAAGCTTAATGTTGGATGCTCAACTTGTATTCGTAATGCAATGGGTAAACTCTTAAAGTCAATCAATGATGGTGAGCATCTCCAGCCTCGTATTCACTTTATAGGAATTAAACAATGATTATAACTGCACCAATACCAGTATTTGGTCGCTTTCCTCTTGTTAGACTAACTATCTCAAGACTTAAGCGTCAAGGAGTCATTCCTATTATTTTAGGGCATGAGAACGAAGCTAATGAGATAGCTAAGGAATTTGATTGTGAGTTCATATCAATCAGTAATGATCCTCTTGGTACCAAATGGAATGCTGGCTTCCAAGCATCAAAGAATTATAATCCTGATGCAGTGATCTTCATGGGTTCATCTGACTGGTGTAGTGATGGGTATCTTGCAAGATGTAAGGAGCATAGTAAAGACTTTGGAATGATTGGCCAGTTAGGGTGTCATTTCGTTGATGTTGCTGATAATATTAGATTAGTACATTGGAAAGGTTATAAGGATCCAGTTAGGCAGAATGAGCCAATAGGCATTGGAAGGTTTCTTAATCGGAAATTCCTTGAGAAAATAAACTGGACTCCATTTGATCCAAGACTAAACTCTGGTCTTGACTGGTCCATGTGGCTCAAGGCAATGAAAACAAATCAAGAGATTGGTATCCTTGAATGTGATAAGTCAGTTCAGCTGCTATCAATCTCTACGAATAAATGGAATAACAAGCATAAGTTCAAAGATCATTGGGATGGCTCATTGAGGTCTGAGAGATGTTCACCAGTACTCCTTGAGAAAGAGTTTAATGAACTTAAAGAACTACTCTAATGCAAGCACATATATCAGAATCATTGGCTGGACTTGATCGAGGATTGATACAGAAATATAAGCTCACTCCTTATGAAGTATGTACATGGGAGGCAGTGTTCATGGGCATGTACAGAGAAGATGATCTTGCAATGCTTGCAACCCACATGGGAGGCAGCACAATTGTTTGGTTCGGATCTGATGCTAAGGATCTCCCAGAGGATTGGGTTAAGTTTGTCCAGGACTCAGTGAACATTGCTGTTAGTCATCAAGTGCTCCAGACTCTTGAGTCAAAGGGAGTGCAATCAATCTGGTGTCCAGTCAATGCAGTCATTCCTCATGAGTGGCCATTGGTTCCAAGTGGTAATAAAATCTTCTGGTATTCTGGTAATACTCCAGAGTATTATGGTGAGTCACTAATCAATGAGATTAAAGAACGTATTGATATTCCAATCATAAGAGCTGGTTATGATACTTTCACTAAGGAGGAACTTGTGGATGTATATTCTCAATGCTTTCTAAACCTCAGACTGACTCCTCATGATGGATGTCCGAATACCAACATTGAAATGGGACTGATGGGAAGGAGGTCCATATACAATGGTGATCTTCCAGGCTCTATTCCATGGAAGTCAGTTGATGATATCTGTCAATCAATCATGCGTGAATATAGCACAAGGCATGTTGATAATTCGTATATTAGTAAATTATTTCACAACTTTATAAACTATGAAAGAATGTCCACGTTGTTTATTTGATGAGACCATTGCCTCAATAGGTGAGCATCAATGCGAATACTGCGATCTACATGATGAGCTTGAATTGCAAGCCAATCCTCATGAACTTAAGTATATCATTCAAAAGATAAAAGACAAAGGCCATGATAAGACTTATGACTGCATTATGGGTATCTCTGGAGGTATTGACTCATCAACACTGTTATACACTGCTGTCAAGTATTGGAATCTGAGACCATTGGTAATTCATTTTGATAATCATTGGAATGCTCCAGAGGCAGTTCACAACATGAGTCAGTTAGTCAAGTTACTTGGTGTTGATTCAATCACTTACACTGTGAACAAAGAGGAGTATGATAGACTTAATGATGCATTCCTTTGGGCTGGAGTTCCTGATGCTGATATACCTAATGATATTGCAATGACTAAGCTGATGTATGATACTGCATTCAAGTATGGTATCAAGTACATTCTTAATGGTCATGATTTCAGAACTGAAGGCTCAACTCCAAAAGGCTGGACTTATATGGATGCTAAGTACATTCAATCGGTGTACAACAAGTATTCTGGACTCAGACTGCAGAACTATCCTCTATTCACTTTTAAAGACCAGCTCTTTTATGCTGCAATTGGAATCAAGAACGTGAGACCATTCCACTATGGATTTGACAGAGACTCAATGGAAGCTGAAATGAAGAGGTTAATCAACTGGCAAGATTATGGTGGCAAGCATTGTGAGAATGTTTACACTGAATTTGTTGGCTCATTCCTTCTCCCTGAGAAGTTTGATATTGACAAAAGAATTGTGTATCTTGCAGCTCAAGTGAGAAGTGGTAAGTTAACCAAAGAGCAAGCAATGGAGCAGTTCAATAAAAAGTCGGAGTTTGATTTCACTAAGCTTGGCTCAAGTGCTGAGAGAATGATGAGGTTGGTTAACATCAGAAAGAGAGACAGGGAAGAGTTTGACAAATATGACTTTAAAAAATACAAGCATCTTATCTGGATCCTTGCTAAGCTTAAGGTTGTGCCTTATACGTTTTACATTAAATACTGCAAATAATGCCAATACCACAACCAAGAGAATCTGAATCTCAAGATGAGTTCATCTCAAGATGCATGTCAGATGAGAAGATGAAATCTGAGTACACTGATGAAGCTCAGAGATATGCTGTATGTGCTGGACAATTTGCAGCTGAGAAAGTATCATTTGATTGGGATGGTACAGGCTCAACTGCCAAAGGTAAAGAACTGATCCAGCAATATATTGACAAAGGAGCTCAAGTGTATATCATCACAGCAAGATCAAGCAAGGCTGGAATATCTTTCCCTGGTGTTGAGATTATTGCAACTGGTAGCAACAAGGCTAAGATTGAGAAAATAAAAGAGCTTGGGATCTCTAAACACTATGATAATAACTCTGATGTTGTTAATCAGTTAGGTATTATTGGAGTATTATTTCGAACAAAATAATATATTAAGAGAATAATTATATCTAAATGTCAAATACTCATAAAAATATAGACATTGATAAGATTAGAGAATTAGCATGGAAATATATTGATGAATGTGAATTTGCAACAAAGCAAGTAGTTGTTAATTCTGGAGTTCATGAAGTAAAAGACAGAATAATTCCTGATGTTAGATATTTCCTATTGCATTGGCTGAGAAGAAATGATTTTGAATTCTATCAGAAAAGTCAATTTTACAATGCAATGAAAGATGATAATCATCCATTATCGGACACCATAAAAAAGATAACAGAAGATTTCAAAGCTCTTGCCATTTCTATTGTTGCTAATGAAGGTAAGGGTATATTCTACGGAAAGAACTTTCTTGGCATGCATGACAGACAACAGCTCGAGACTAAGAATGTAGAGAAGTTTGATTTTGAATGAGTGTAGTCAAAGGTTACAAGCCACATGACAATCAGAGAATGATCCATGACGCTATTAATCATGGCCATGAGAAGTATTATGCTCTGAATATTGGTAGGCAGTTTGGTAAGACTATGCTTGGAATCAACCAACTACTTTGGTGGGCAATCAATGATAAAGGCTGTAAAATAGCTTGGGTAACTCCAGTTTACAAGCAAGGCAAGAAGGTGTTCTCAGAGATGGAGAGAGCAACCTCAGCAAGTGGCTTATTCTCTTTCAATAGGTCAGACTTGATGATCACTGGCTTTGGCTCATCCATTGAGTTCTTTTCCGGTGAGAGACCAGATAACATCCGAGGTAATACCTTTGATTACATGGTAGTTGATGAGATGGCCTTCACAAGACCAGAGCTGTGGGATGAGGTACTGAGTGCAACTGTCTTGGTGAAAGGTAAGAAGATTATATTCATATCAACTCCCAAGGGGAAGAATCATTTCCATAGGTTATGCATGCAACCTAATTACGATGATAGGTATGCTTACTTTCATTTCACATCTTATGACAATCCTATGATTGATCCAAGAGAATTGAATGAGAGAAAGAGGTCATTGCCTGACTTTGTGTTCAGACAGGAGTACATGGCTGAGTTCATTGACAATGCATCTGGTATATTCAAGAATGTTAACAACTGCATAAGCACTGGAGCCAAGACTGCAAAGATGTATGCTGGTCTTGACATCGGTAGAGCTGATGACTACACTGTGCTCACTATCCTCAACCAAGATGGTCAGATGGTGGCAGCTCATAGATGGAGGCATGATGAGTGGAGTAAGATAATTGAGAATGTTGCAACCATCATTAAGCAATACAACGCAACAACATTGGTAGAGGTCAACAACCAAGGTGATGTATTTTATGAGATGCTCCAGTCAAGGTGCAAGAATCTTATCCATCCATTTGTAACAAGCTCTAAGAGTAAGCCAATCATCATTGAAGACTTGGCAGTTGCATTTGAGCAGCAAGCAATCTCAATCATCAATGAGCAGTGGTTAATTGATGAGCTTGAAAATTATTCCTATATTTACAATCCAAACACAAGGAACGTGACTTATTCAGCTCCATCAGGCTTACATGATGATGGTGTAATATCCACAGCATTAGCTTGGCATAGCAAAAAGGAGTTCACTAACCGAGGCAGATATATGGCATTAAGAGTATGAAGCAACTTGATATAAAATTACCAACTACATTAGCTAACTGTACACCAGTACAGATGACAAGATGGTTGATGATGGCAGAGGCAATGAAGGAGCAGAAAGATGACATCACTCAATTGTTGATATTCCAATGCCAGTTGCTGAGCTTATTCAGTGGTGAGTCAATCAACAAGATTAAGAGAGCAGATATTGAATCAATCCAAGTTGCTGCCAACCATCTCCTTCAGTTATTGGTGAGTTATAATTATCAAGAGCCAAAGTCAGAGATTGAGGTTAATGGTAAGATGTATTACTTTGAGAAAAACTTTGCACATGTGTCAACTGGTCAGATCATTGACTTGAAACTGATTGAAGATATTAGCCAAGATCCATGTCAAGCATTGGCAATCATGTATGTTGAGAAAGGCATGGAGTATTGTCAAGAAGATGACAGAGGTAGAGTGCTCAATCCTAATGAGCATAGGTACAAGGAGTTCTTAGAACATTTCCCAGGGGACGAGTTTTTGAACTTTTTCAGTTTTTTTTTAGACTTATCGGAGAAGCGGAGGCTCGCTATATTAGGGATACAGATGGCGAGGCAGAGGATGGAAATGATGATGATGGAGCAGGACTTAAAGATTCAGAGTGGTTTAATTGGACCACTATCATCCATCGACTATCCAAAGAAATGGGAGTCAGTGTGGCAAAGGTTACACAACAACCTTATGTAACAACTCTCTTCTGGATGAACTATTTCAGAATAGTGGATGAGAACGAACATAAACGCATATTAAGTAATGGCAGACTTTGATTTTCTTGAGGACTTTGGTATCACTACTCAGGAAGCTGAGCAGCCTCAGAATGCTTATGATAAGTTCATTACTCAGTTATCAACAAGGCTTGCAACTGAATTCAGAGACTACACTAAGAAGGTAGCTCAGAACACTGGAGCATTGGCAGCTTCAATCATTCCATTACCAACTGGCACGCTGTCATTCAGATTAGAGGCAGAGGATTATTATCCATTTGTTGACGAGGGTGTTAATGCTGTGGGTACTAATAACTTTGGAAGTAGGTTCTCATTCAGATATCCTGGAGTCAGTCACAACATGGCAAAGGCAATTAGCCAATGGAAAGGACTTGACATGGAGCATGCTTATGCTGTTAGTTATAACATTAAGCAACGAGGATTGAGACCTAAGAGAATCACTGACAATGTAATTACAGATGAGGTACTTGAGAAGATTGGTAAGGACTTAGCAGAGCTCACTGGATTAATGTTTGAAATAAATTTTACAAGAAATGGCAGTAACAATATATGATGAGCCTCAATTGATTTCACCAGCTGGCAATCCATTGGTGTTCACGTTCAGCAGTGATCAGACTGCTCAGGTGAATTTCTCATTTGTGGTTGAGGTCTATATTGATGGCTTACTGAGAATCACTCAAGAGGTCTTCAGACAATTCAACACACTTGGTCGCATTGATGTATCTGAAGCTGTGCAGAGTACACTGAGCAACATCAGAATCACAACTGATCTTGAGTATGATGCCACTGATTCTATGGTAGAGTATTACATCATTGTCTATGAGAAGTATGGAGCAACTCCAACCATTCAAGCCAGTGATACAAGTACAACAGTGAAGGCATTCAATGGATCAATTGAATATGCTGATTTTGTCTCATGGGATTATTCTGATTACGATCCACAGCTTACAGGATCGTCATTGTTTCTGACTTACTTTCCAAGGAATAAAAGAGCATTGTGTGGATTGGAGGAAAATTTCTATCTTGGATACTTTGAACAGACTGGTCTTGAGGTTGCGACATTGCTTGTTAACATATTCGATATCAACAACAACAACACTGCTTATGCAAGTTTAACTTTAACATCAACAGAATTCAATATCATTAATGTTGGTCCTCAAGTATTGATTGATAACACATCATTGGTTGCTTCTGATTTTGATGATTGTTATTACTACACCATACAAGTAGAGTTGACAGATCAAGCAACAGAATCATTCAAGATCTATCTTGATAGTGACTGCAAGAGATATGATACATATAGGCTGCATTGGTTAAACAAGCTCGGCTCTTTTGATTCATTCACTTTTGGATTGGTATCAACTGAATCAGCAACTGTTCAATCATTCGGCTATCAACGTGATCCAGGAGTGTGGGATGGTACAAGTTACACGTATCCACTTTATGCTGGTCAGAAGATAGACTTTGCCAAGACTAAATCAGAGCAATTGGTGTTGAACTCAGACTGGATTAACCAAGACGTTCAGCAATGGTTGGTCAAGTCATTATATGATTCACCACTGGTATATCTTGAGAGAGATAATGGCACAGCATTCGAGCCGGTGAAAGTAACCAATTCATCATATACTCTTAAGAATAGGAGAAGAGATGGCTTGATTCAAGAGACAGTAAGCATTGAAAGAACATTCACTTATAGATCACAACTTAACTAATGGCTGGAGAGTTATTCATAAATGGGAGGTTGGTTGACATAGATCAAGATGCTCCATTTCCATTGACATTCAATATCAGTGATATTAAAGACTTGAATGCGAGGAAGGGAAATAAGTCCAAGACTATCACTTTGCCTGGCACAAGAAACAACACGTCATTAATGCTGAGCGTTTACACCTTATCAGCCACTGATAATATCTCAGGAACTGATTCTGATTTTGTGGACTTTGACCCAAGCATTAAGGCAGAGGCTCAATACTATCAGAATGGATTGCTTGAGTTTAATGGTGTTGCTCAGTTGATGAGCTGCAAATTAATGAATGGCATCTGGTCCTTTGAGATAACTTTGGTAAGCGATACCATTGACTATATCTCAAGACTCGCAAAGATTAAAGTTAATGAGCTTGGATTTTCAGAGTATAATCATTCTCTGACTTATGCCAACCAACAAGATACATGGAATGGAACTATCCAATTGAATGGATCACCATCCAGCAACCAAGACTCACAGGGGTGGACTGGTAGAGGTTATTACTACGGCTTGATTGATTACGGGTTCACACGTCCATCAGCATCCACCTTTGGAGTTGAGCATATTCCACCACAAGTATTCTGTTATGAGATACTGGAGAAGGCTTTTAATTATTGTGGCATCAGTTGGGATTCTAATTTTCTT